ATTGACGCAGGAAAAGTAAAATTGATAGGTCTTACTGGGGATGAAGTGCCTGGCAAAATCGCAGGTGCACCTTTACTTAAAGATAGTATCCCAGGTATTAGTGTTTATGCTGGTTGGATGGTGAGTTTGCCTCCTGAAACATCTACGGAGATATTAATCTGGTATCAAATTGAGTTTAGTAAAGCAATAAAAAGTGACGAGTATAAAGAGTGGGCTTACAATAATTATATTTTGATTGACAAAAAGCAATTAAATACAGACGGTGTTAAAGCATATGCTGAGACATTAAGAAAGAATTTTAAACCTATCATAACACAATTAAGTAAAAAATGAAATATATCTTTGTAGCAGGTGCCCCCGGTAGTAAGTGGAGTAGCGTAGTAAAGAACATTTACTATAGTTTAAATATAGACCGTTCTGATTACAGTGATAATAGAACATATTACCATGATGCATCGGGAAAAACTGAACTAATGCACTTAGGGGCATATTATGATCCAGGTATGGAGTTTGGTAAACTGTTTCACAGACTATCTATGTATGACAAAGAAACGTTAGAACATGACTTTGATAAACCATTCTCATTCATCGGTACCGGTGTTCGTATTGTTAAATCACATGTATTCAGTAATCATATTGATTACATCAAAAAAACTTGGCCTGATTGTCCTATCGTATTAGTTCATCGACCAGATGATGCTTGTCTAGGATGGTGGGTTAAGTGTGGACATTTTAATATAACGTACCCTGACTACAGTGAATACTATCAGAACTTGAAAGTAATGGCTGAAAAGATTAAAGAACAAAATCAGGGCATTATCAAAGCAATGTACAAGTATCCGGGTCGCACGCCATTAACTAATCACATGCTGTGCAAGATACTAAATATAGAACTACCACCGAGTGAGTATGAACAAAACTACGGTGTGTCAGATATAAGGGTAACAGTGATATGATAAGCAATTGGGAACAAAGTAAGAAAAAAAGTAACTATCATTTTGATAACTTCAAAAATGATTCACAGGTTGACAAACTAACTAAGTTGGGTAAGATAGTTGCAGACTATAGTGAGGATGTTAAACATGCAATAGAGTCTGCAAAGCCAGCAACGTGGCGTACACGTGGTGCAGTGGGTAAAACAAGACCTGAAGAAGAATTAGCCGCAGAAGACTATGATTTAGAACAATTTGGTTATGGTAAAGATTATCAAATCACACACTTAAATTGGGAAATAACTCCTAACTTGAAAAAGATTAGTGAGTTGTTTGGTCTATCAGATTGTATGGAACGTATTCATGTACAGATGCCCGGTGAAGTTTGGAATTTGCATTTAGATAAATTAGAGAAATGGAACCCTGAACAACCATATACTGTTATGAGAATTATTATTCAATTAACTGATTGGGAACAGGGACATTTTTGGAGTTATGGTAATTATATTCATCAACAATGGCATGCAGGCGAAGTATCTACCTTTGACTGGCACAATTTACCCCACAGTACTGCAAATGCAGGACACAATCCTAGAGTAACATTACAACTAACCGGGGTAGTTACTGAAAAAACTACAGAGTTTTTAAGTAGATTAAAGAGATTTGATAATTATACCTTGAATTTGTCAGAGAATTCTTGGTTCTGAACACACCTTAGGACCGGTACTTGTTACCGTGGTGTAGCCGGCTGCTGGCTTGATGTATGAATTCGCTACTCAGAAGTCTAAAGTGAGCTTTAATGATAAATAGTATATAAAGGGACATTTACTATGCAACAACATATCTACACATCATCAAAAGGCGAAAAATTTCTTTCATGGCACGAATGGGCCTTAACAACGTTAACGGAAGAAGATTTAAAAGTTTACATCGATCCTGTCCCTGAAGGTGAAACAATGTCAGAAGGCAAACTAGCACTATACAATCGTTGGGTGCAAGAAGAAAAAATTATCTCCCATAATGTTATGGAAGACGGTGTTGTCGTAGCGGAACATGCTATTTAACCACTTTATTGCAGAATCAGCCGCAGATGAGTTAGCAAAAAAACTGCCCTCATTGACTAAACACGACTATGATACTATCGATAAATTAATGAGAAGTATTGCTAACCGACATAGCATGAGTGGTAATGCGTTACATGATTTGTTTGTAAAAAAATACAAAAGAACACCCGATAACTGGATTAAGCATAAATTAGATGAAGGTGATGATTCAGACTTACAACAAGAAGTTGATAGATTTTGTGACTGGGCGTGTAAGCGTCTACATATAAAAAGTAAGCCAGAAATAGAACTCAGTATGGATACTGAAGAAGCACAAAACAATCATCATACCGGTGGTCATCAAATGGGTGCTGATAGTATTTGGGTGTATGTAAACAATCGTAACTTAGTTGATATACTACGTACAGTGTTCCATGAATTGGTTCATGTTCGTCAGGGTGAGTTGGACATGATTAAGCCGGGTGATAGCTATCCGGGTAGCCCAATTGAAGTGATGGCCGACGCCTTGGCTGGAAAGTATATTAAGATATACGGCGAGTCTAACCATCATATCTTTCAATAATTGATTAGTTGTGCTATAATTGCACTAATGATTAAGCTAACAGTTCCATTACCCAAACAAATTACAATTGCATTTAGCGGTGGTGTAGATAGTTGTGCTGTTGTTGACTTTTTAAGTCGCAAACATGATGTAACCTGTGCTTATTTCCATCATGGAAGTGTACACGGTAATACTTCACTGGAATTTGTATCTAAATTTTGTGAGGACAGAAATCTTCCATTATATCTAGGTGTCTTAAATCACGATAAGCCAAAATCAATGAGTCAAGAAGAATTTTGGAGAGAAGAACGCTATCAATATTTTGCTACACTAGGACCAGTCATTACATGTCATCATTTGGATGATTGCGTTGAAACATATATTTGGTCAGCATTAAATGGTACACCCAAAGTCATACCACTTACACGCGGTAATGTATTACGCCCATTTTTAACCACACGTAAAAAAGATTTCATTTATTGGTGTGAGACTCATAACATTGAATGGTGTGAGGATAATTCTAATAAAAACAACAAATATACCCGAAACTATATTCGCAATGAACTAATGCCACATGCATTACATGTTAACCCAGGATTACATACTTTGGTCAAAAAGATTGTAGAAGGTAAGCAAAAAACTTGACTTCTCTGTGCAAACCAAGTATACTAACTAATTATTTAAGGAGAACCTATGTCAGATTACAACAGAACCTTTAACGGTGAAGCAAAAATTAAACTAACTCAATTGGTCAATGAGGGCATGACAGTCCTACATGAGATTGATACATTAAATGGTGGATTGAATGACACTATTAAAGCAGTCGCAGAAGAACTTGAAATCAAGGCTTCTACATTGAAGAAAGCAATTAAGATTGCTCATAAAGCAAGTCTCGGTCAGACTAACAAAGACCACGATGAACTCAACACTATCTTGGAAACTGTGGGCAAAACACTTTGAGTTACGTTGACGCAATACATTCCCGTGACGAAGATCGTATCTACGTTGTAGAGAGGGATAATAACGGCAAGCGTCAATACAAAGAGTATCCTACTAACTATGTATTGTATTATCCTGACCATAAAGGTAAACATCGTAGTATCTATGGCAATCCAGTAAGTCGCTTCAGTACACGCAAGCGCACAGAGTTTGAAAAAGAAAAGCGTATTCACTCAGGTAAAACATTATTTGAATCTGATATCAATGTGGTCTTTCGGTGCCTAAGCGAAAACTATCTTAAAGTTGATGCACCTAAACTTCATACTTGCTTCTTTGACATTGAGGTCGACTTTGATCCGGTAAAGGGGTTCAGTCCCACAAGTGATCCATTCAATCCCGTAACTGCTATCAGTTGTTACTTAGATTGGCTTGACCAGTGTATCACCCTTGTCATTGCGCCCAAACACATGACAACGGAGACAGCACAAGAGATTGTGAATGAGTTTGAAAATACAATGCTATTCGCTGGTGAGAAGGAAATGTTTGATGTTTTCTTTCAATTGATTGAAGATGCTGATGTATTGACTGGCTGGAACTCAGAGGGCTATGATATCCCCTATATGGTCAATCGTGTTACTAGAGTAATGAGTAAAGATGATACACGCAAATTTTGCTTGATGGGTCAACTACCTAAGCCTAGAGAATACGAACGATTTGGTAAGAAAGAAATGACTTACGATTTAGTTGGTAGAATTCACCTTGACTATTTACAACTTTACAAAAAGTATAACTATGAATCTCGACATTCATACAAGTTAGATGCTATCGGTGAGATGGAAGTCGGTGAAAACAAAACACAATATGAAGGTACTCTTGACCAGTTGTATAACAAAGACTTTAAAAAGTTCATTGAATACAACAGACAAGATACGATGTTGTTGGTGAAGATTCACAACAAACTTAAGTTTTTAGAATTAGCTAATCAACTTGCACATGAAAACACAGTACTGCTCCCAACAGTAATGGGTTCAGTGGCAATGATTGAGATGGCTATTTTTAATGAGGCTCACGACCGTGGGTTAGTTGTTCCAGATAAAAAACGAAAGGTTGAAAATGCAGAAGAAATCCAACAGGCAGCAGGTGCCTATGTTGCTACGCCGAAAAGAGGAATGCACGAATGGGTCGGCGCCGTCGACATTAACTCACTCTATCCCTCGGTTATTCGCGCCGTCAACATGGGTGGAGAAACGATTGTTGCACAAGTCAGACAAACATTAACCGATCATTACATGAAAGAAAAGGGTCGTAATCTTGCTGAAGGAAAGAAATTTTTCAAAGAAGGTGATGACGATGTGACCGGTGCTATATTGTGGGAGAACATGTTCGGCTCACTAGAATATACTGCGATTATGAACCAAGAGCGTGGTACAATGCTTACTGTAGATTACGAAGATGGTCGCAGTGAAGAAATGAGTGCCGCAGAAATTTGGAAGATGATATTTGATAGCCACAAGCCCTGGATGTTAAGTGCTAATGGTACAATCTTTACTTATGAAAAAGAAGGTGTAGTTCCCGGCTTACTAACCCGATGGTACTCAGATCGTAAAGAGATGCAGAAAAAACTCAAAGAAGCAACTACTACTGAGGATAGAGAGTACTGGGATAAACGACAACTTGTGCGTAAGATTTTACTTAACTCAGCGTATGGTGCATTGTTGAATGAACATTGTCGTTTCTATGATAAACGTATTGGTCAATCTGTAACACTATCGGGTAGACAGATTGTTAAACACATGATGAGTACTATCAATGAAACAGTAGAAGGTATCTATTCACATAACGGCAATGCTATTGTGTATGGTGATACTGATAGTTGTTATTTTACTGCTTACCCTACACTAAAGCCACAGATTGATTCTGGTGCATTAGATTGGAATAAAGAAACTTGCATTGGTTTATATGATGGTATTGCTGAACAAGCAAATGAAAGTTTCCCGGCATTCATGGAGAAAGCATTTCATGCTCCTAGAAAGAATGGTGAGATTATCAAAGCTGGTCGAGAACTAATTGGTGATCGTGCTATCTTTATTGTTAAAAAACGTTATGCTATCAATATCTTTGATAAAGAGGGTAAGCGTAAAGATAAAGACGGACAGCTTGGTGATATCAAAGCTATGGGTCTTGACTTGAAACGTGCTGATACTCCCAAATACGTACAAGAATTCTTAATGGATGTGCTTGAAATGGTTCTTCAACGAGGTAAAAATCGTGAGGATGTAATTGAGCGTGTTAAGGAATTTAAACGTGTTATGGTAGCACAAGATAGTTGGACTAAAGGTTCTCCTAAATCAGTTAACAACCTAACAAAGCATACACAGATATTTGACAAAACAGGTAAGTGCGGAGTTGGTCATGCCAGAGCCGCTATCAACTGGAACTATCTACGCAGAATGAATGGTGACAACTACAGTCAACAAATTGTTGATGGTATGAAAATTATTGTATGTAAGCTCAAATCCAATCCATTAGGCTTTAATAGTATTGCTTACCCAGTTGATGAATTACGATTACCCACATGGTTCAAAGAGTTACCGTTTGATGATGGCGCAATGGAATCTACACTAGTGGATGAGAAAGTTGACAACTTACTTGGTGTTCTTAATTGGGACATTAAGAGTAACATTGATGTTAAATCTACGTTTGATGACTTATTCAGTTTCGGTTAAATTGCTCATTGACATTTGCAATAAATGCCATTATAATACACAACATAACTACCTAAATAGTACTATACATAAAGGAAAAACATGAAAGACTATCTTAAAGA